TCGATAATACAAGAAATGACAAGTGGCGGTGGAGTAAATAGAGAAGATTTAATTATATTACTTTTTATGTCAAGGTTAAAAGAAATTTGTAATACTTATGGTATCTTTATGTGGGTTGGGTCTCAGCTTAATAGGTCTAGTAAGGATGCTGATAACCAAGAGGGCTTTCATGCATTCAGAGGAAGTTTTGCCATAGGTGATAAAGTAGACTTTGGTGTCTTATCTGTTAAGGTTACAGAAGCTGATATAGAAGCATTAAGGGATAATGGTTTTATATCAGAAGAAGGATTTAAAAATAAGAAATTACCTAATATATGCCATGTAATAGTAAAAAATAGAGGAGGAAGGTTAAAGGATATAAGGATATTTTCTCATCTAAACTTAGGTACTATTAGAGAAGAAGTAATTTGTGTTACGGATCAAGATTTAAATCCTTTAAATCAAACTATTCAAATAGCAAACATTGTTGTTCCTTCTGTTGCAAATGTAGATGAATGGTTAAGGTGGCTAAATGGATGAAGCATTTAGTTGAAGAAATAAAAAATAAACTAACAACTGAAGATGTAGATAAACTTATCTACTCTTTAGGTGGGTTTAAAGGAGCAGATACAGATGAATATAATACCTATTCTACTGTGTGTCATAATCATGATGGAAGTGGTAGTTGTAAATTATATTATTACAAAAGCAGTAAAGTCTTCTACTGCTACACAAATTGTCAAAATTTAGATGTAGTAGGATTAGTTGAAAGCGCTTTAGACCTAGATTTTAAAAAAGCTATATCTTACTTATCAAAGTTTTTAAATATTCAAAATACTTTAGCACCTGTTGGTTTTGGAAATATATTTAATGTTAAACATGAAGAGGAGCATGTTGAAGAATATGTTGATGTTGTTCTTCCTATTCTAGATGGTAATTTGTTAAATTTATTCATGAATTATCATTGCTCTGAATGGATAGATGAAGGTATTTCACATGAAACTATGTCTAAATATTCTATAAAGTATTTTTTAGACCAGCATAAAATAATTATTCCTCACTTTAATTCAGATGGAGAATTAGTTGGAATTAGAGGTAGAGCATTACTTCAAGAGGATTTGGACAGAGGTCAAAAGTATATGCCTATTTATATAGGTAGTAAAGGTTATGCACATTCTCTTATGCACAATTTGTATGGACTTAATTTTACCAAGCAAACAATTAAAAAAATAAGGAAGGTTATTATCTTTGAAGGAGAAAAATCTGTACTTACAATGGATACTTTCTATGGAGAGGATAATTGCTCTGTAGCAGTTTGTGGTTCAAAAGTTCATAAGGCTCATGCTAAAGAGTTACTTGAACTTGGTGTGGAGGAAGTTGTTATAGCTTTTGATAAACAATATAGGGATGCAGATGAAAAAGAATTATGGAGAAAGAAAATTTATAAATCTATAAAACACCTTATACCTTTTTTTAAAGTTAGTGTTATATGGGATGATATTGACAATGGATTAATAGAGTATAAGGATTCACCTGTTGATTGTGGCAAAGAAATTTTTGAGAAACTTCTACAATCTAGGGAAGTTGTTTTAGATTTGGATGGGGGATATAAATGTTAGAAGAAAAAAATATAGTTGGAATTGATTTAGAATTTAAAATAGCATTCAAAGAACCAGTTGATGCAGAGGTTGGTGTATCTACTTTAAATAAAATAGAAAATGAGATAGTGGATATATGTAATAAAAATAATGTTGTTTTTAAGGGTGGAATGGGGAGCTTAAAAAGAGATGTGTAAATTAAATATATTTAATGAAGATTTTAAAAAAGTTTTTTTAACAATACCTGATAACAGTTTAGACCTTATAATCACAGATCCACCATACAAAGTTACAACTAGAGGAATAAGTAAGAATACTACTACTGGTGGTATGGTTATAAGTGAATTAGGTATTAAAGGTAAAGTGTTTAGATATAATGATGTTAAAATAAAAGATTTTATGCCTGAATTATACAGAGTGTTAAAAGAAGGTTCTCATTGTTATATAATGACTAATCATGTAAATCTAATAGAAATGTTGAACACTGCTAAGGAATGTGGTTTTCATTTTATTAAATCTTTAATATGGGATAAAGGTAATAAAATAATGGGTCAGTGCTATATGTCGCAATTTGAATACATATTATTTTTTAGAAAAGGTAAGCACAAGAAAATTAATAACTGTGGAACTTCTGATATATTAAGTATACCTAATAAAAAAACAAAAGATATAAATGGGAAAAATCTCCACGACACAGAAAAGCCAGTTAAGCTTATGCAGATACTAATCGAAAACAGTAGCCAAGAAGGTGATATTGTTGGAGACCCTTTCTTTGGTATAGGTGCAGTCCCACTTGCCTGCAAGCAGTTAAATAGAAAATTTATAGGCAGTGAAATAGATGAAACTTATTTTAATGTAACCAAGCAAAGAATTAAAAATGAAACTTTTAAAAGAGATTCGGAGGTAGTATGATTAGATACAAAGTAAAAAATATAAATAACAATAAATCAGATATAGTTCAAAATAAAGTTAAACACTGGATAGAAAGTAGAAAGCATGTAAATATAGTTAGTGTAAACACTTGGTCAGATGAAAATATGACATATTCAACTATAGTATATGTGGAAAATGAATATAGCTTGTAATTAAATGAATTTTAAAAGAAATAAGGGGGTAAATATGTATAACTTAAAAATGTTAGAAGATATATTTATGTCTGCTTATAGATGTAATTGTAACTTCGTTGGAGTTAGAGTTAGAGGTGTAGGTGAAGGTGATGAGTTTATAATTAATCCTCATCACAATATTTTAGATAAACTAGAGTATTATAAAAAAACATACAATGATGATTTAACTTTAAAATCTAATCCAAACATAAAAATAGTTGGACTAGCATATGGTTCTAACTTTGATGAAATTCAAAGGATTATTTAGGGGGAATATATGAAATATAATTTAATAAGTTCTCAACATGGGGATGTTGTAAAAGCAGTTCTATTTAACAGGGGTATATCTAATGTGGATCAACTACTGTCTCCAATTACTGAGCAAAGTAGTTATATGGATTTAGATAATATGGAACTAGCTGTAGAAAAATTCTTACACCACTGTAGGAGTAATTCTAGGATTTTAGTTATTGCAGATTCAGATGTAGATGGATTTACAAGTTCTGCTTTAATTTGTAACTACATGGAGGAGCTACATGTAGAATATGATGTTTATATACATGAAGGTAAGCAACATGGAATAACACCTGAAGCATTAAAATATATATTAGAAGTTAATCCTAATTTAATTTTAATACCTGATGCTTCAAGTTCTGAAGGACACATTCATAAAACTTTAATTGAGGATGGAATAGACATAATAGTATTGGATCACCATGAGGTTGAAGGAGATAGCCTTGCAGTTATAGTTAATAACCAATCATCAAATAACTTCTTAAACAAGGACTTATCAGGTGTTGGTATAGTATATAAATTCTGTCAAGCTGTAGATAACAAGCTAGGTTGTGATGGTTTTTGTAATAAGTTTTTAGATTTAGTCGCAGTAGGTAATATAGCAGATGTAATGGATTTAAAAAATATTGAAACTAGAATGTTGTGTTATATGGGACTTAAAAATATACACAATCCATTCTTCAAGGCTTTATTTACTAAAGAGGATGTCCAAGACCCAACTATACTAGATGTTGGATTTAAAATAGCTCCTTTAATGAATGCTCTTATAAGGGTTGGAACATTGGATGAAAAGAAAATGATGTTTGATGCTTTATCAGGTAAGGACTATTGTGTCCCTTATAAACCTAGAGGTAAAGCTGAAACTGTGCAACCACTAGCAGAAGCTGTAATTAGAGTTGGCAACAATGCTAAATCTAGACAACGTACTGCTACAAACAAAGCTATGGAGCATATCAATAAGCAAATAATTGAAAACAAGCTTGAAAACGATAAGGTTTTAATAATAGATGTGACTGAAGGAACAGGTA